CCATGTCGCCGTGCTCGTCTATCTGTGCGCCGTGGCCGTACAGTCCCTGCTCGAATTCCCCCGCCTGCAATCCCTTCAGCAGTCGCTGCAATTGGTGAAAGATGTAAGTGCCTTGCGCCTCGTCGTCGATGTCCTTGCGCAGATATTTTTGCAGTATCTGGGCATCCTCGTCCAGCTCGCCCGCCATCTGTGCGTAGATGGCAGACTGCGCCGTTCCTGCCCGGCTGGCATAGTCGGCTTGGTCGGCTGCGTCCGCCCGCTTCGCCTTGTCGGCCCTCGTGGCATGCTCCGCCTCGCTGATGATGCCCTGCACGTAGGTGGTCTTGCTGGAAGACCCACCGCCAGAACCGCCCTGTTTCTTGGGCTTCGAAATCGTTTTTACGTCTATCATAATAGTGTCGTTATAATGTCGTTATAATAAGATTATAATATGTTTCCCCAACTTTAAAAGACTTCCAACTTCAGACTTCAGACTTCTAACTTCAGACTTTAAAAGACTTCAGACTTTAAAAGACTTCCTTCATTGTCACCTTCGCCGTGCCGTCGGCTAGGTTGCGGCTGATGCCCTCCACGTGGAAGGTCTTGCCTATCGCCGGATGGCGGTACAGGTTGAGGGGCGACACGATGCCGTCCTCGTCCATGAAGTTCTGCACCATCTCCACCCTCGGCTCGTGCCACTCCCTCCAGTATGCGTCCACATACAGCTGCTCGGGCTTCGCCTGGGTGTCGGTGGCGGCATCGTAGATGGCGAGCAGGGCGTTGTGGGTGGCGGTGTTTTCGGGCGACGACAGCTTCACGGCGTTGTTCACGCCCAGCTGCTTGCACTCCGACGAGGTGAGGGCGGTGGTGATGCGCATCTCCAGGTCGTCCTTCCTGTTCACGAACCGCTCGCCCGTGTCGCTCATATACACGATGTCGCTCTCGTCGCTCACGGCCCCTATCTTGCCGTTGTCGCTCACCACCTCCATCTTGAAGTCCTTCATCAGTATGGCGTTGGTCTTCTGCAGCAGCGCCACGCTCTCCGTGCTCCACTTGGTGTGTCGCCAAAACGACGGGTGCCGCCTCGTCACCTGGTTCCATTCGGCGTTCACGGGTCCGAGGATGTAGAATCTCACCTGCCCGCTCACGTGGTCTGCCAGCCTGATGGGGATGGCGGTGCCTTCAGCGGTGATGCCCGTGGTGTAGGGGGCGTTCTTCTGTATGTCGAACTCCGTGCCGATGATCTTGTCTTTCAACTTCGGGTCGATGCCGATGGTGAAGCACTGCTGGTAGTACTCGTCGTCGGAGGCGCACTGGCTGCGCTCCTTGTAGGTGCGCCACACGAAGTCCTTCGGCTCGCCGTTGCCCGTGCCGTCCTCGTCGGTTCCCAGGCGCTCGCCCTTGGGCTTCTCCACCACGCATTTGTCGCCGATGATGAGCATGCACGCCACCAGCCCCACCTTCGATATGGTGTCGGTGTAGGTGTTTACGGCGCTGTATTGAAACTCGCACTCCTGCGGTCCCGTGGCGGTGTAGGGGTAAAAGGTGGCGTATGCGTCCTTGGCGTTCTGGGCGGTGTCGGCCTCCGGCTCGCTCCTCCAGTTGGCAGCCTTCCAGTATTTGCGGGTGTAGTAGCGGCCGTCGCCGTTGTTGCGGCTCGGCACGGTCTGGTGCCAGTGGGGCGGGATGACGCTTGTCTGCTTCCAGTCGTCGGCATCGTCCATCTCGCCGTAGGGGGCGGTCGCCTGCATCACGGGGTTCAGCACCATCTTGCCGCTCACCACGATATAGTTGGTGGTGTCCTCGTCGGCGGGCGAGAAGGTGCCGCCGCTCACGTTGCCCGTGTATTCCGCCACGGGGCATGCCGCCAGCAGTTGCGCCTCGGTGGGCTTCTCCTTGCCCGTGCGGTCGTCGCCCATGGTGGAGATCACCAGATAGTTGTCCATGCTCACCGAGGTGACGGGCGAGTTGTCGTTGCCGCCGTTCTTGCGTTCTATCTTGCCGAAGGCACACACGCAGGCTCCGATGCCCTGGGTCAGTCCCTGGTTCAGGATGTCTTGCTGGTTGGTGCCGTTGGCAGGATAGCGAGCGTAGATGTCGCTGCGGCTCCCCATGCCGTAGAACTTCCAGTTCCTCACCCCCTTGGGCCAGCAAAACCAGTCCACCTGGCTGGCATCGCCCCAGTCGGTGCTTCCGCCCGTGCACATCGCCATCATCGCCTTGTAGGCCTTCTGCCCCTCTCCCTCGGCGATGTATTCGGTCATGTACTTCTGGTAGTTGCCCTGCGTGATGAGCGAGTCGCTGTCCAGCGGACTCTCCACCACATTGTCGATCTCCGTCACGTTGTCGGTGAGCAGGAGTTGGTTGTAGGTCTGGTTGACGCTGATCTGGGTGTCGCAGTCGCTCACGATGCCCGTCTCCACGTCTATGGTTTGGGCTGTGGTGGTGATGGTCTTGCCGCCCGTCAGGTCGTTCCACTCCACGGTGCCGCCCTTGCGGATGGTCTCCCACGAGAACACATAAAACCGCAAGCCCTCTTGCCTGATGTGCAGGTTCAGATACATCATCATCTCCTGCACCACGTCTTGCTGCGTCCATGTGTCGTCTTCCTCGTCGCCCAGGAAGAGCAGCTCGTTGATGCCGATGTCGTCTAACAGCGAGCGACGCATCGCCGCCCCTTTCTCCACCGCCTTCGAGCCGTCGAAGTAGATGGGCAGCGACTCGGATTCGCCCACGATGTCGAGCTTCTCGGTCACGTTTCGGATGGCCTCCTGCAGCAGCGAGAGAAAGGTGCGCTGCCCCGCCTTTGCCTTGATGGCGGAATAGCTCACGCCCAGGCTCCCGATGTCCTGGTAGTTGGAGTATTCCAGGGCGGCGAGGCAGTCGATGCAGGTCAGCTCCACCTCGTCCAGATCCTCGTTGTAGCCCTGCGAGAAGGCTTGCGGCTCGACGTATCCGGCAAACAGGCAGTCGCCGTCGCGATAGATGTTCACCGCCGCCTCGCGGCACGAGTTGCAGAAGAATCCCGGCTGGTAGTCGCGGCACAGCAGCCGTATGCTCGCCTGCTGGCAGAGCAGGTGGTCGAAGGTGTCGTTCACCTGGTGGGTCAGCTCCACGGGGTCGTCGGCGAAGAAGATGCCGCTCTTCTCCGTGCCTACCTCGATGTCGGTGGTACGGTCGCCGTCCGTGAGTATGTGGACTGCGATTTTCTCGCCGTGCTTGTTGTAGAAATGTCCGTGTATATACATATCGTCATGTTATTTAAATCTTGATGTTCGAGCGCTTGCGCTGGCTGCGTGTGGTGTTGGCGATGCTCGCCACCAGATCCTCGCCCCTGAGCTTGAAGCGAAGGTCGAGGGGCTGCTGGCTGCCCATGTCGATGGCGATGCCCTGCAGGCGGTCGGTCGATGCCATCACGTCAGGCATGCGGCTCTGGGTAATGGCGGGGGCTATCTGCGCCGATGCGCCGTAGAGCGAGGTGCCGCTGGCAGTGCCGTTGGCGAGGGCGAAGAGCCGTGCCTGCTGGGCGGTGTTAAGAATCATCTCGCCGCTGTTCACCCTCACCAGCACGTTGTCGCCGCTCTTCTGGTCGCCGCCCACGATGCCGCCCGTGGCAAACTGGCTCAGGGTGCCGATGATGCTCACGAGCTGGGCGGTGCCGCTCACGCCGAAGGCGAGCCAGGTGATCCAGTTTTTCGAGGCATCGGTCATCGCCTGGGCGAAGGAGAGGGCGAGCTGTCCCACGGCTGCCATCACCAAGCCCGCCTTGGCAGCCGCCGAGTCGGAGCCTAGCTGCTGCATGGCGCTGCCCAGTGCCTGGCAGCTTGCCCCGGCGATGGCGAAGCCCTTGGCGGTGGGGTCGCTGATGTCCTTGATGCCCTGCAGGGCTTTCTTCACGTTTTCGAAGCTCGTTATATCTATGTTGGAAAGTCCTTCTAACGACTCCAGGTCTTTCAGGCTCGCCTTGAGTTTCTTGATTTCGTCGGTCTCCACGTCTACCTCCAGGGGGTGCTGCCTCAGGTATTGCTGCATGTCGTCGAAGGCTTCCTGTATCTGCTCCGCCATCGGCTTCACCTGCTTCTTCACCTCTATCGCCGGCGGAGTCTCCACGCCCACCTTCACCTTCAGCATGTAGAGCTGGCGCTGCAATCCCTCCAGCTCGGTGTTGAGAGCCTTGGCGGTCGCCTCGTCGGCGGAGGCCTGCAGCTGCTTGCGCTTCTCGTCGATGGCTTTGTTGAACCAGTCGATGCTGCCCTCCAGCGGGTCGGGCTGCTTGCTGCTGGTGGTGGTGGAAGCATTGCCCGCCTTGCCGCCGCCCTTGCCCGATGGCACGGCTGCGGTGGGAGCGGTGGCGCTGTAGCCGGCGGTGTGCTTGATGGTGATTTTATGGTTCTGGGTGGCGATTTCCTCCATCTCCCTCCTCACGCTTCGCTCTTGGTGGTAGAGGGTGGTCAGTTGCTTGTTGGCCTCTGCCAGCTGGCTGGTGCCTTCCACCTCCACCTGTTGCCTGACGGGGATGAGCTTGCCGTCGCCGGCATCCACCTGCCCCGTCACCACGGTCTTCGTCTTGTTTCGCTTACTAAACTTCCGCAGGCTTCCGTCCTCGTTGTATTTCAGGTCGTGCTGCTTCTGCTGCAGCTCGGCGGCTTGGTTGGCGAGGCTGCGCAGGCGAATCTCGTTAATCATCTGGTTGCAGTAGGCCTGGGAGTTGGCGGTGAGGGCCTGGTACCACTGGCTCACCGACGAGTAGTAGCCCAGTGCCTCGCCATACTTGGCGTTCATCTGCTGCACCAGCGTCCGCTCCTGCTCCTTGCTGCCCTTGAAATCTTTCAGCTGGGCGATGTTTTGCATCATCTCGCTGCGCACGCTGGCTATCTCCTGCGCTTGCTGCTCGTGGGCTTGCTTCGCCCGCTGCTCGGCGGCGGCGAGCTTGTCTGCGCCGTCGGCTGCCTTTCCGCTGCCTGATGCGAGATAGCCGATGGCTTCCACCAGCCCCCATACCGCCAAGCCCACGCCCGTGGATACGAGCAATCCCTTGATGGCTGCGCCCAGCGCACGGGTGGCAACCGCCGCCGTGGTGGCGCTCACGGCCTCGCCCCTGACGGCTGCCGACAACACTCTCGACACCGCCACCGCCGCCACCCTCGCCTGGTTGGCGCTCCTCGACGATGCCGCCACGATGCGGGTGGCCACGCCCAGCGACTTCATCGAGGTGGTGAGCGAGAGCACCGAGGCGCTGGTCACTGCCAGCTGCGAGCCGAAGTTGAGATAAGGCAGCAGATTGCCGAAGGTGCCCTGCACCATGTCGGTCAGCTCGCCCAGCTTGTTGTTGAGCATCTGCAGCTTCGCCGCCCCAGTGCTCGCCATGGTGCCGAAGGCTTCCTCGATGGTGCCTGCGCTATTCTTCATGTCTGCCACGTTTTGGCGGAACTTGTCGGCGAGCTGACCCGTCAGCGGTCCGAGCGCGCGCAGACTCTCGGCGCTGCCGAAGAGCTTGCCGTAGATTTCCTGTTCCAGCATGCCGCTCGATGCGGCATACTGCTTGACGCTCTTGTCGAGCGACACCAGGAATTGCTCCATGCCGCCCGCCGCCTTGATGCTGGCAGCGTCGAACTGGATGCCCATCTGCTTCGCCATCTCTGCCGCCTCGCTCGATGGCTTCACCAGGGCGGTGAAGATGGCGGCGAGCTGGGTGCTCACCTCGGCGGTGTTGCCGCTCACGCCCGTGAGGGTGGAGAAGGTGGCCATCAGCTCGTCGATGCTCACGCCCAGCGTGGCGGCGTTGCTCGTCACTCGGGGCAAGGCTTGCGCCAATTGCTCAAACGAGGTCACGCCGTTCTTGGCGGTGAGCTGTATCTTGTCCTGGATGGATTCGGCGGCATCCCACTCCAGTCCGTAGTTCTTGATGATGGTGGAGGTCACCTTCACTGTCTCGCCCAGGTCGGCGATGCCACCCACGCTCGCCTTGGCGCTCTTCTCCAGATATTCCAGCCAGTTGTCCTCAGGCACACCGTTGGAGATGACCTGGTAGAGACCGTTGGCGAGCTCGTCTCGTGCGATGGGCAGCTGCTTGGAGAGTTCCGCCACCTGCTCCTTCAGGTTGGCGAAGTCCTCGCCGCCCTTGCCCGCCATGGTGTTGGCGGCAGCCATGGCAGCCCCGAAGCTGCGGCTCTCCGCCGTCACGTCGTTGAGCACACCCGTCAGCTGCGAGAGGTTGCTGGACACGTTTTGCAGTGCCTCCACGCCCTGGTTGTACGTCACCAGCGAGTCCCTGAGCACATCGGATGCGGTCTTGGTCTCGACGAGGGCTTCCTCCAGTTCCCTCGCATTGACGGTCAGCTCCTTGATCACGTTCTTGCCGTCGAGATTCAACCTAACCCTGAAAGTTACTTCTTTTGCCATGCTATTTCGATTAAAATGTTTGGATAATTCGATTCTTTTTCGTATATTTGCGGCGTGTTACCAATTAAACGTTTGCTATATGAGAAGAAGATACCTTCGTGAAAAGAATAAGAAAGGCTTTCGCATGCCATACGGCAAGATAGCCTTGGGCGGTGTGATTGCCATGGCGATGAGTCCGTTGTCTTCCCATGCCTTCCTGTGCTTCTGCGCAGGACTGCTGGTGGCTCTCGCGTCGCTGGCGCTGGCTGTGTGCCGCCGCTTCGACGAGCCTAGCTCCAACCTCACCACGCCCTGGTGGTATGGCGGACTATGACAGTCCTGCCCGCTCCCTCGCCAGTCTGTATCGCTCCATCAGCTCCTCGTGGCTGATGGATTTTTTGTTTTCCGCCCCTTTCTCCTTGCTTTCCTCCCACGGGAATCGCATCACGTCGCCCGGCTCCAGCCGCTTCTTCGAGTAGGGCTGCAGCATGCAGAGGCTCTGCATCCTCGTGCGCTCCCACTCGCCGCGCTCCCGCCGCTCCCTGGCTTTTCCCCAAGCCTCGTAGGCGGCATAAAACTCAGAGGGGGCGCATCGGCAAAAGTCATCCATACTCATCCCCATGCACCCCATCGCTATGCCCAGCAGACTCTCTATGTCGGCTGGTTGGTATTCATCCGAGTCGGAACCACTTGTTCCTACTCGCTTTTTTTTTCTTGCTCGGCGTTGGCTTCCGCCATCATCTCGTTCCATGTCTGCATGTCCTCCGGACCCAGCAGGTCGCAGAACAGCTCGAAGTCCACGTCGAACTCCAAGCCCTCGGCTCGGCTCTCGCTGCCTATGCAGCACCATACCAGCATCAGCATGTCCTCAGGGTCGCTGAGGTCAATCTGGCTCACGTCTCTGCCCGTATGGCGCTTGAACTGGAGCATCGCTCCCATCGTCAGGCGGCAAGGCCACTCCCTGCCGCCCACATTCATCACGATTCTTTTCATTTCTATGGCTAAAATTACTATTAACTTCTAACTTCTAACTTCAGACTTCTAACTTCAGACTTCTAACTTCAGACTTCTAACTTCAGACTTCTGACTTCAAACTTTACGAAACTACCGACTTCTGACTTCCGGCTTCTGACTTCTGACTTTTAGCAGTGTCTGTCAGTCCTGTTCCCACTTTCTCCACCTTGCCGTTGTTCTCCAGCTGCACGGTGTACTTGGCATCGTCGCCTGCCTGTCCGTCGAGGTCGAGCGAGGTGATGAGGAAGTTGCCCTTGTACTGGCCCGCCGTCTTTCCCTCGCGGGTGCTGCCCTCTCTCACGCTGTAGGTTACCTCCACAGCCACGCCAGCCAGCTGCAAGTCCTTCAACTGGTCGTAGGTAGGAGTGCTGTCGCTGCCGTCGGTCAGCACCACGCCGTCGGCGCTGATGCTCTCCGAGAAGTTCTTCACATATTTCTCTTTCCACTTGCCCTGGGCAGCCTCTTTGGTCACTCGCTCGCCCGTCTCGGTGGTGGTGGTAATCTTGCACCCGGTGCTGAATCCGAGCGCCTTGCCCTTGATGCTAAGGATCAAGTCGGTTCCGTCTAATACTGTGCTCATACGCTTTGTTTGTTTTGATGTTTGTTTAAAATATACCATGTGGCCAAGAGCCACAAAATGATGCCCGCCGTCCAGAGCAGAAGAATCAGCCAAAGGGCGTTGGAAGGCTGTTTGGATGCCGTTCTAACGCTGTCCTTGCGCTCCTCTTCCCGAGTTTGCCGTCGCTGCGCGGTGGCGGTGGTCTCGCTGCGCTGCCGGCTGCTCACGGCAGCCACGCTGTCAGCCCTGCGCCGCTGGTGGCTCTTGCCCCTCACCGTCAGGCTTCCGTCGGGCTGGCGGCTGATGTTCCACACCTGCTCCGTCCATCGGTCGGCGGTTACCTCCACCGTCGTCAGGGTCTCCGCCGTCTGGCTTAGACTTGCGCTGCTGTCTAGGCTTGCGCTTGCCTCCGCCCTCTGGCTGGTCTGCCCGGTCTGCGTCAGCTTCCTCGTCGAGCGACAGCTCGCCGCTGACAGGACAAGTGCCGCGATGAGGGCAGCTCTGTATAGCCTCGATAGCCCTCGACAGGCGGTTGAGCGCACGTCGGGTGCGCCCGTTCTCATCCCTGAGGGCTTCCATAGCCTTTGTATTTTCATCCGATTTCTTTTGTATGGTTACTAACTCCTGGCTGATGTCCTCGTACATCTCCTTGTAGGTGTCGTGTATCTTCTTGGCACTCTCAGCCTGCTTCACGCTTCGGTTGGCTATCCAGGCGATGGCAGCGCCTACGCCCCCGCTGGGGATAGCCCATTGAAGTATATTCAAAATGATGTCTGTCATCGCTTTTATAAGTTACAAGTTAGAAGTCTGAAGTCTGAAGTCCGTTAGCTAAAAACTTCTAACTTCAGACTTCTAACTTCTAACTTAGAAAGACTTCAGACTTCTAACTCTAAAAAGTCTGCCTAATCCCTATCGAGCGAAGCCACGTCGGCACGTCGAACGACGGGCAGGCCTTCTTGGGGTTCAGCTGCGTATGGCCCACGATGCGCACCTCGGGGAATCGCTCGTGGAAATCCCTCACATACTTCACCAATGCCCGCTTCTGTTCCAGCGTGCGGGTGTCCTTCGGCTTGCCGTCTATCTTGCTCACGCCGCCCGCATACACGATGTGGCGGCTCACTCCGTTGTAGCCCGCGGCTCCGTTGGTCACCTCCCACGGATCCACCTCGGCATCCTCGTTGTTATCCACCAGTCGCTCCCACGAGCCGTCGAGGTGGAGCAGGTCGGTGTAGCCCACCTGCTTCCATCCCAGGCCGCCCTTCTCCTTGGGGTCGCAGTGCCAGTGGCGTATGTCCGCCGCCGTCACTTCTCGCCCCTCGGGTGTGGCAGTGCAATGAATCACCAGATATTTCATCTTTCCCATAATTTCAAACTTCTAACTTCAGACTTCAGACTTTTTATATCCGCTGATGATGGCACCGCCGGCATCCTCCTTCTTAGGCAGGCAGATGAAATAGTGGCGATACGACACCAGGCTGCGCTGATACTGAGGATCGGTGCTGGCAGGGCTGTAGTACATCTTGGTGCTGCCCGTGGCCTTGAACACGCGAGGCACATAGAAGGAGAAGGAACACTGGAACTCGCCATCCTTAGGCACGGCTCCGAGAGCGTTCTTCTTGCCCGCGGTGGAGTAGGTAGGGTTGGAGCCGTACTCGTAGATGTCGAAACCATAGAGCTTGCCCACCTTGCCGTCGTTGCGGTCGATGTTGTACTGCTCCTTGAACACCTGCGAGGTCTCCAACAGGTCGTTCACGTGGTCGGGGCAGAGCACCAGTCGGCGCTGGGTAGGCGGCACCTTCATGCCGTCGAGTCTGCGCTTCAATGCCACCAGGTCGTCCACGCAGAGCTTCACTCTGCCCGTGGCGCTATCCACTGCGCCCGAGGTGACGATGACAGGGGTCTTGTCGGTGTTCTCCTTCGGACAGAGGGCGTGGGCTGCCTTGGCATACTTGGTGTCGTTGAGGGCGTTGGCGCAACTCTCCTTCACGCGTGCCATCTTGTCGTAGGAGCGAGCGTAAAGCTCGTCATCGGTCACTGGCACCACCTTGGTCTGGAACTTATCGAGCGAGAAAGTCTTGTCGCCGTCGTCCAGCTCCTGGATGTCGATTGGATAGGTGGTGTTGTTGACCAGCACCTCTGGGTCTGCGCCCACATCCACCATGTGGATCACGTCGTTGTTGACGATGCTCGACTGGTCTGGCACGCCCACGAGCCACGAGGCATCGAGATAGGCGCGCAAGGCCTTGATCAGCTCTCCCGTCCACACCTCGGTGAGCACACCTGCGCAAGCCGAGTCCTTAGGCATAAACGAGCCTAGCGCGGCGGTGAGCAAAACTGCCACCATGCTGCCATGGACGGCATCCAACCCCATGAGCGTAAAGAGCACCGCGCCCATGATGGCATTGAAAACCAATGCCGAGATAGCATTAACAATAGTCTTCTTTTTCATACACTATAAAATAATTAACAGTAAATAACTTCTAACTTCAGACTTCTAACTTCAGACTTTAAAAGACTTCAGACTTCAAACTCAACAGGCTCCACGCCATACTCCGCCTTGAACAGGCGAATATACTCGCTCTGGTGGTTGTCGATGAGGTCGTCCATCTGGCTGCCAGGCACTGCGCTGAGCTTCTCGAATCGGGAGTAGTCGCCGTCGCCATCGACCACCGTCTGTCCGCCGCTGTGGTTCAGCACGGCGGATAGCTTGCCCTGCGGCTGCATCTGCAGCAGGAGATCCTTCAACTCATCCACGCCCAGCTTCTTGCCAAGCTCCACGAAGTGGTCTCGCTTGGTGGCGGAGATGCGCTTCTCCTTGATGGCGGCATCCACCGCCTGGCCCACGGCGGCGAGCTGCATCTGCTCCTGCGCCTGCTTCAGGTTGCTCACTTGGGCCTCCAGGCTCGCCACCTTTGCGCTGGCAAGCTTCAGCTCCGAAATCTTGGCGGTGACCTCCGCCTCGGTGGCGGTCTCCGCAAGCCCTAGGGTAAGGGCCAGTTGCTTTGTTTCCATTTTGCTTTTCTTTAATGGGTTATTACTTACATTGTTCAATAGTGGCAGGCAGGGGTTTTCCTTTCCCTGCCCCGCCAGGGTTATTTCCTTTCCGTCGGGCGAGGAGAGCACGATGGCGTTGTCGTTGCCGCCGATGTCCACGGCACTCACCTCGAAGAGGCGGCACCGGGTGATGGTCTGGGCGGTCTGCCCCGGCATCGCCAGCTGCTTGTCGTCGGAGGTCTCCAGTATCTGGAAGTTGCCGCTCACCATGCGCATCGAGCCAAACTCGTATTGCTTCTTCAGGCGCGCCGACAGCTCGGTGGCGCAGTCGAACTCCAGCTCGCCCAGCAGCTCGCCGTCTTTCACCTCCAGGTTGCTCACCACGCCCACCACGCCGTTGGAGCGGTCGTGCATGTACAGGAGCACGGGGTTCCGGGCATACTGCGAGAAGTCGATGCCCTGCGTGAGGATGCGTGTGCCGTAGCAGTTCACGCTCTCGTCGCTGATTCTTACTTTCTTCTTCATGTCGCGCTACGTTTTTAAAACTGATGCAAAATTACCAACAAGCCCCGAAACCACCAAAAAACGCTGAAATGGTTTCATAAAAGTGTGAAATCATTTCATACTTTTTTGCCCAAACCACGAAAAAGCCCCACCTTTGCATCAGGATTACCGCCCGCCCCTCGCATGGGCATCGGGCTGTCCGACCATTTTATTCATATTATAACAGCATTATAACAATGACAAAAGCAGAATTAGAAAAGAAGAAAGACCTCGCCCGCACGCTCTACATGGCGGGCAAGGACCAGAACGAGATAGCCGAGCAGATAGACGTATCTCGCCAGACGCTCTCCCGATGGGCCACCGCCGGGGGATGGAAGGAGCAGCGGGCCGCCACCAGCATCACGCGCCCCGAACTGGTCAACAAGCTGCTCGTGAGCATCGACAGGCTCATATCGCAGGTCAACGCCTCCGACGACGCCGTGGAGATGGCGGGACTCAGCGACAAGCTAGCCAAGATGGCGAGCGTGATAGAGAAGCTCGACAAGAAGGCCAACGTGGTGGACGCCATCGAGGTGTTCATGGCTTTCAGCAGGTGGATGGAGTTCAGGGCGAAGACCGACGAGAACATCACCCCGCAACTGCTGAAGGTATTCAACCACTACCAAGACCTCTTCATCTCGGAGAAGATGCAGGGAGGACTGTCGTGCGACCTTTAAGAAAGTCTGAAATTAGAAGTCTGAAGTCTTTTTAAAGTTAGAAGTTAGAAGTCTGAAGTTAGAAGTTTTAGCTAACGAACTTCAGACTTTAGACTTCAGACTTCAGACTTTACCAGACTTCAGACTTCTAACTTCAGACTTCTAACTTATATTAAATTTTATGGCTACACAAACGGATAAAAAAGCGCTCGAAGCCTGGCAGGAACACTGCAAGCGCATACAGAGCTTCACCGACACATCGGTGATGAAGGAAGAGAGCCGACAGGAGCGGGAGCAGCGCATCGGCAGGCTGCAGCAAAACTACGCCGCCTTCTGCGAGTACTACTTTCCCCACTTCCTGCAACTCAAGGACAAGACCACGGGCGAGGTGATGCGCACCATCCATAATGCGCCCTTCCACAACCAGGCGGCACGAAAAATCAAGAGCACCCCCAATCTGAAGGCGGTGTTTATGTGGCCCCGTGGCCATGCCAAGAGCACCCACATGGACGTGTTCATGCCCCTGTGGCTCATGTTCCAGCCCAAGAGGCTCATCAACTTCATGGTGATCGTGGGCAAGAGCGAGGATTCCGCCATACGACTGCTCGCCGACATACAGGCGGAACTGCAATACAACGACCGCCTGAAGCGTGACTTCGGCGAGCAGAAGCCCTCCAGCGGCGACTGGACGGGCGGAGAGTTCAAGGCGCAGTGCGGGGTGAAGTTCCTCGCCGTAGGTAGGGGACAAAGCCCTCGTGGACTTCGCGACCGTGAGGCTCGCCCCGACTACATCGTCATCGACGACCTCGACGACGATGAGCTTGTCAAGAACGAGAAGCGAGTGAGGGAGCTGACCTCGTGGGTGAAGTCCGCCCTCTTCGGCTCGCTCGACGTGGGCAGGGGCAGGTTCATCATGGTGGGCAACCTCATCAGCAAGAACTCCGTGCTCTACAACATCGCCCACACGCAGGGCGTTTTCCTCAGCAAGATTTACGCAGTGGACAAAGACGGCAACCCCGTGTGGCGGGAGAAGTGGACCCGCGAGGAGGCGGCGGCCTACCGTCAGTTCGTGGGCTACCGCGACTGGGAGAAGGAGATGATGCACAACCCCATCAAGGACGGCACCATCTTCCGCCACGAGTGGATTCGCTACCGCAAGATGCCCCGCCTGTCGAAATACGAGGCGCTGGTGTGCTACACCGACCCATCGTGGAAGTCCACCACCGCCAACGACTACAAGGCGTGCCGACTGTGGGGCAAGCTGGGAGGCGAACTGCACCTCATCGACTGCTTCGTCAGGCAAGCCACCACGGGCGAGATGGTGCGCTGGCTCTACGACCTCTACGAGCGAGCCACGCAGCAGGGGGCGAGCATACAGTTCTACATGGAGGCGAACCTGATGCAGGACACCGCCCTCGACGAGTTCCAGAAGGAGGGCGAAATCAGGGGCTACCAGCTGCCCATCGCCATGGACCACCGCAAGAAGCCCGACAAACTGCAGCGCATCGAGAGCGTCGCCCCGCTGTGGGAACGAGGACTGGTGTATTACAACGAGGCCCTCAAAGAGAACGAAGACATGAAGATAGGCATCGACCAGACTCTGAGCCTGGAGCACGGCAGCCGCGAGCACGACGACGCTCCCGATGCCGACGAAGGTGCCATCTTCATCCTGCAAAGGCAGGGCAGGCTCGCCAAGTTCGACGTGCGCATAGGCATGAGGCAAGCCCCGAAGGGGAGCTGGTGAAAAGTCTGAAGTCTGAAGTCTGAAGTCTGAAGTCTGAAGTTGACGGTATGGGATTAATCAAACATTAAACATTAAACATTTTTCAGAAAAGGATGTTCATAACACAGGAAGATTTCAAGGTGGTGGCCTCGGAAGCATCGCTCAAGGCCATCAAGCAGGGCGAGGAGGCGAACGCCGACAACGCCATCGCCGAAGCCATCGAGGAGGTGGCGGGCTATTTGCGCCCCAAGTACGACGTGGGCAAGATATTCGCCACGGAGGGCGAGGCGAGAAACCGCCAGCTGGTGATGTATACCGCCGACATCGCCCTCTACAACATGATAGCAGCCCAGCCGCAGCGCATGGGGGCGGAAGTGAGAAAGGAACGGTACGACCGAGCCATCAAGTGGCTGGAGGGAGTGCAGGCGGGCAAGATAGTGCCAGACCTGCCGCTCATGACCGACGACGACGGCGAGGTCGTCAGCCCCGGGGGCATCCTAGCCTATGGCAACGGACCCGACAACCACTCGTGGTGATTCTCTTTTTTTTATGGTTAACAATCAAACGATGAATAGTTATGAGACTGGAAGAAGCTTTTAACCGTATCGACAACGGCATCCGTGGCATCATGGGCAAGCCGTTCGTCGAGCACACCAAATTCGGCGACATCTTGCTCGCCGGCAAAAACCGGATGCAGGCGAAGCACCTGATAGCCCAGCTGCAGCGCACCACCGAGGCGCTGACCAAGGGCGACATACAAAAGTGGCGCAGGGCATGGCAATACGCACTGAGCGTGGAGAGCCCCGACCGCCGACGACTCTACGACATCTACCGCGACGCTGTCATCGACGCACACCTCAGCGGATGTATCGACCAGCGCATGGGATTCGTGCTGGCACGCTCGTTCAACATCGAGGACAAGACGGGCAAGCCCCACGACGACCTGCACCACTATTTCGAGCAGGAATGGTTTGATGAGTTTTGCCGCATCGTGCTCACCACCCCCTACTGGGGCCACTCGCTCATCGAGCTGGGCGACCTCGGCACCGACGGCGACGGATGCCCTGCCTACGACGGGGTGAAGCTGATAGACCGCCGCTACGTCATCCCCGAATACCACCGGGTGATCACCGACCTGGGGCAGAGCTGGCAGAGCGGACTCGACTACCACGAGGCCCCATGGGCAGCCAACGTGGTGGAGGTGGGCAAGCCCGACGACCTGGGCATCCTGCTGAAGGCTGCCCTGCACACCATCCCCAAGAAAAACGTGCTGGCGGCATGGGACGTGTTCAGCGAAATCTTCGGCATGCCGCTGAGAGTGGCGAAGACACCGTCGAGAGACCAGAAGGACATCGACCGCATCGACGAAATGATGAAGCGCATGGGACTCGCCAGCTACGCCACGCTGCCCCTCGACACCGACATTCAGATCGTGGAGAACGCCAAGAGCGACGCATTCAACGTGTATGACAAGCGAGTGGACAGGGCAAACTCGGAGCTGTCGAAGCTCATCGTGGGGCAGACCATGACCATCGAGGACGGAAGCTCGCTCTCGCAGAGCCAGACCCACCTGGAGGTGTTTGAGAACCTGGTGGAGTCGGACGCCAAGATGCTGGCATACGTGGTGAACAATCAGCTCATCCCCCGCATGATCGACCACGGTTTCCCCCTGAGGGGCTACCACTTCGCCTGGGATGAGTCGATAGACTACACCCCCGAGCAGCAGATGGAGTACGAGAAGATGGTAGCCGACAGATACGAGGTGGACGGCAAGTACTTCGCCGACAAGTACAACATGCCCGTGGGCGACCGCATACAGCAGCCGTCGTTCGGCTTGCAGCCGGGCGACGACGAGGGCAGCGGCAAGGACAAGCACCAGAAGAACGCTTTTTTCGACTAAGCCCCGACGACTACAAGGGGCTACACCGGAGATACAAGGAGCTGCTGGCAAACTACGGTTTCACCCAAGAGCCAATGCTCGCCCTGACAGACGGCAAGCACGAGACCTCAGACTCCAGACTTCAGACTTCTGACTCCAGACTTCAGACTTCAGACTTCAGACTTCTAACTTCCAAGTTCGACCAGATGATGAAGGCGCTCTTCCGCCAAAAGGGCGCACGGCTCGACATCAACTTCCTCGCCACCGACAAGGCGCAGGACTTCATCGAGACCCATGCGGGAGTGCTCGACTCCACCTTCGAGAAGACCCCGATGAGCGAGAAGATGCGGCAGCGGCTCACCCGAAGCAACTATATCTTCTCGGGGATGAAGACCTTCCACGAGCTGAACGAGGCATTCCCGAGCCTGCTGGACGAGAACGGCGACAGAAAACCGTTTGAACGCTTTTTAAACGACGTTAGAACCATCGACGAGACGTACAACAGGAACTACCTGCGGGCAGAGTACAACTTCGTGCACCAGTCGGCCGAGATGGCGGCGAAGTGGGAGCGATTCAGCGAGGACGGCGACCGCTACCTGCTGCAATACCGCACGGCGGGCGACGACAAGGTGCGCCCGGAGCACGCAGCCCTCAACCGCATCACCCTGCCGATGAGCGACCCCTTCTGGGAGACCTACTACCCGCCGAACGGATGGAACTGCCGCTGCACCGTGGTGCAGGTGCTGAAGAGCATGTACGAGACCACACCCCACGCCGAGGCGATGGACCGGGGCAAGGAGGCGCTGGACGGCGAGCGATACAACATCTTCCGCTTCAACAGCGGCAAGCAGCAGAAGGCGATGCCGGACTACAACCCCTACACCATCAAGCGGTGCGACAGCTGCGACATAGCGAAGGGAAAAGGACTGAACCTCGCATTTGCGCCGAGCAATGAGGTGTGCGCCGCCTGCCAACTCCTGCAGAGCTGCGCCAACGACAGGACGAAGAGCGAGAGTGCCGTCGAGCGAAAACACTACACGCAAAAGGAAATGCACCATCTGTTGAGCACGAAAGTCAGCAAGAGTATAAACAGTAGGAATATCTCCGTAGGATTCGATATGAAGTGTGTCAAACATCTCTTCTCTGACGTAAAGTCTCGCACGAAAAGGCTACAGCTCGAAGACTTGAAGAATATCCACCAACTCTTGGAGAGAGCCACATACGTAAGTGATGCTCCATCAGAGATGGGACACAACAATGGCTTCGACCACTTCTACTATTTCGAGACAGAGATAAATGGCGAAAAGATACGTCTTAATGTCGGAAAAAAGATTCGCAAGAAAGGAAACGGTCAAAAAGGAGCAATCTATTTATGCTACTCCGTGAACGACGTAAAATAAAAAAAAAGAACCTCGGGGCGGCAGTTAAGCTCGTTACGCCAGGGAGCCATTCCCCTCGGTTCTTCGCTGCAAAGATACAATAATTATTTTAAACCCACAAGAATATGGAAGAAAAAAAAGACTATGCCTCATATTTTGACGAGATGAAAGAGGCGCAAAACGCCAAAGCCATGAAGCCATGGCAAGAAATGACTACCGTAAAAATAAAGATACCAGCAAAGATAGAAGCCCCACGCATAAGCCTATGGGACAAAATACTGCTGAGAGGACAAAACAGCGGCCATAAGGTATGCAGCAACGACCAAAGTCTGGATGATCTTTCCTGCTTTCTTCTTCAAGTGCGCAGTAGATTTTTAACTTTGTTATATAGTACCGCCACATACAGTATATACCCGCAGCAAGAGATAGAAATAGTAACGACGCACCGACAGATGACAAAACAATTTGCCGCTGGGATAGTCGATGTGTATCACAAAGGGCAGAGAACAATCCGATCACAGTGGAATCTATCACTGTCAGGTGAGAAATTACTTTTAGAAGTGTCTTGTCCACTTGCTGTTTCTCGACAACTAACTGCTCTTGAATGGAGATATTATCCCCAACTTTTAAAATGTTATTGGCCATAAGCTATAAATATTTTAAAGATTCAACATTGCATACATAACGCAACTTCGGGCGATATATTGCCCACCGTATAACCAAAAGCAGCCCCTACTAGGACCGAGGGCTTGCCCCTACTAGGACCTGGGGCCTGCTCCTACTAGGAGCGAGCCTCCATCCCTACTAGGACCGAAATCGGGCTGCATATACAGTAATAACCCTTTAACATCAAAAGCAACATGGTAAACTACAGCATTGCGATGATGGCGAACCCTGCCAAGCAGGAGGAGCCGAAAAGAGCCTACGGCGTGGCTCAGTACGCCGAGAAGATGAGCCTGGAGCAATTCTCCGAGCACATCAGTGACCACAACAGCGTGTACGACGCAGAGGACGTGCAGGCCATCCTGGGCAAGGCGGTGAGATGCCTCAGAGAGATGCTCCTCGCCGGCAAGAAGGTGGAGCTGGGCAAGCTGGGCGAGTTCTACGTCACCCTGCAGGGCAAGGGCGCAGCCACCGCCAAGGAGTACAACCCCGACATCTACGTGGAGAAGGTGAACGTGGTCTGGACCCCCGGCAAGCAGTTCGAGGACCTGAAGAAGGACACCACCTTCAACTTCGTGGCTTCACGAAGCGAGCAGGCGGAGGCGAAGCGAAAGGCGAAGGCGCAGGACGGCGGCACCGCCGACCCGGGCGAGGACGACAACCCGGGCGACAGCACGCCATCGGGAGGCGGCGGTGATTCGGGCGGCGGCACCAGCCCAGGGACGGGCGGCTCCGACAATGGGTCGGGCGGCAGCTCTGGCGGCGAGTCCGGCGGCGGCAACGACGTGGGATTATAGACAAGGCGAGGGGCGAGTGTCATCACGACACCCGCCCCTCTTGAGATAATAACTATCTAAAAACTTTAAATCATAGGAGAACGCTTAGTTTTCGCATACTTTGTTCTCACGGATTTTTAAACCTAAAAAAAAACTTGAATCTAAAAAATTATTTATATATATCTAAACAAAACAAACAAGTCTCTCTCGACTATCCCTCGCCCCACGGCTTCTGGTATCTGACGCAGAACACATCGATGTTCTCGAACACCTCGCCATGACTGCGATTGCACAGGGTCTGGCGGGGACGGCTGTAGCCGAAGAAGTCACCCACGATGCCTTCCATCGCCCGCCATATCTTGTCGGTGAGCCGCCACGCCTCCAGCGGAGCGGTGTCGCTCCAGGCGACGGCGGTGTGCAGGAGAATCTCGCCGAAGCCCCGGAATCCATCCTTCAGCACGCTCCAGTCGATGTCGCCCAGCTCGATGAACACCGCCGGCATCTCGAAGGGCGCTTCCTCCTCCAGGAAGTCGGTCTGCTGATTCCACATATCCACGTGCTTAATCTCTTCTATGCCCCGCAGCGACCGCACCAGGGCAGTGTATATCTCTTCTCTTGGATCCATAATCTCATGTATAATCAATAATTCAACATATTTTCCCCACTCTAACTTCAGACTTCAGACTTCTAACTTCAGACTTCCAAAGTATTCGCTCAGGTTGTCCTCGATGATGCGGGTCACGTCTCGCTCCACCTCCGGACTCATGCCCAGAAACTGGCGCTTGGGTATCTTGATAGCCTTGCCCTCCTTCATCAGTGCCATCGCCCGCCAGAACTCCGCCTCGGTGGTGAGCCGGCGGTTGCGCTGCGTGTTGCGAAACTCGCCGTTTTTCTTGCGGCGGAAGCCGCCGCTCGCCTCGTAGTACTTGTGCCAGAAAAACCGCTTCATCCTCGCCGTCACCTTGATCTCGCCTCCCTCGTTGTGGATGGCAGCGTAGGGCAGGTCGGTGTGGAAGGTGATGCTCGTGTCGTCGGAGCGGCTGCGGATGCTCCGCCTCAGGCTGCCCGTGTCGATGAGAGTGGGACCGCCTGGCCTCAGAGGACTCTTGCGCCTCGCCCACTTCTCGGAGAAAAAGCCCTGCCGCTCGAAGTTCTGGTCGAACTGGTCGGTCAGGTGCACGCCGATGTCGCGCAATATCCTGCGCACCGCCAGCCTAAGTTCCTTTTCCGTCGCCATAATCGTCGTCGTCTAAAAACCGAAGGAACGGCTCCTCTTGCCGGGGTACCTCGTTGCGAGGGTCGGCGGAGGCGTTGAGCACGTTGTAGAACTGCCGTTCGGTGAGGGCATAGACGGGGTAAATATACCGCCTCCAAATCTCCCTGTTGGGCAACCCAAGGTGGGCATATCGGTCGTATATTCTGTTGATCTCCGTCACCCGCTTCTGATAGCTCAGCCCGCGGTTGTTCCTGCCGTACTTCTTCCTCATCGAGGACCGCTCCTTCTTCTTTGCAAATAAATTAAAACTAAAAATATAATGACAATAAAGATTGCTCCATCTCATCGCCCCCAACTTCAGACTTCTAACTTCAGACTTCTAACTTAAAAGCCTTCAGACTTTAAAAGCCTTCAGACTTCTAACTTCAGACTTCTAACTTTCAAAGTCTGCAAAAGCTCGGCTCCAGGCGAATCCACACCCCGGTGTCCTTGTCGCGCTGCCAGAAGTAGTAGTTGGTGGCGGTCTTCTGCACCACGTTGCTCTCCTTGAAGAGAGCCATGATGTCGGCATACTCCGCATCCTTGAACTTATCCTCCAGCTCGTAGAGCTTGGAGATGCTCTTGTAGTCGAGGTCGCCCGCCTGGTTGCGCTCCAGCAGCGTCATCGCCAGCTGGTACATCGGGTCGTCGCTGCCCTTGTCGCTCTGCTGCATGTATTGCTTCAGGTATGCCACCAGTCGCTCGGCTGCCAGGTCGGCTCGCTCGTCGAAGCCCTTCACCTTGTTGCTCTTGATGTCGAGGCGGAAGTCGCCCTCGGTGATGGTGTAGCTCATCTGACCGTCGCTCTTCACCTGCCCATACTGTCGCATGATGGCGGTGAACGCCTCGCTCTCCTTCTCCAGCCACTGCTTGAAGGTCCTGACCTCGCTCAGCTGGTTGATTAGGCTCTCGTGCACTTGCTGCATAAACTCGGCTCTCAGCTGCTCGTAGGCCTCGCGCTTGAGCTGGCGCTCGTCCTTGCGCTCAGCGTTGAGCTGTCTCAATAGTTCGTCTTTCTGATCCTCGGTGAGCTGGCTCACGTCGATCTTGCCCTCAGTTGGGCAGTTGGTTGCTTGTTGCTGTTCCTGTTCCATAATTGATAATCGTTATTTGTTGGTTGTTGATGCCTTCACGTCCGCCAGGGTCCGAATCCGCCTGCGCTGCCTGCGTCTGCGGCGAGCGCTCCTGTAGCCCGCCCTTGCGCTTGATGGCGCGCAGCTTCTTGGCGAGCGCCTCCAGCTCGGCGATGTCGAGCTGGGCGAACACCTTGCCGCAGATGCGGGGATGCCGGCAGAAGTCGTTGATGCGCTGCCAGTCCTTGGTGTCGATGTCGAGCTCCTGCATAAGGTGCAGGCAGATGGAGCGGTGGCGCTTGCGCTGGTCGCCGTAGCCGCACATGTTCTCGATCGCCCGGCAGAGGTCGGTGTACTCTCTCTGACGCATCTCGGAGAGGTGCGTCGTGCGGCCGCCCGTGTATTGGCTGACGACCGCGTCCTTCTCGCTTGCCTCGTCGCCGTGCGCAAGCCTGCGCCACGAGGCATAGAAACGGTGGTAGTTCTTAATCTGTCCTTCCATATCGTTTTTTCCTTGGTTTGTAATTGGTATATCATACTCCTGTCACAACTTCTAACTTCAGACTTCTAACTTCAGACTTCTAACTTCAGACTTCTAACTTCAGACTTCTAACTTTAAAAAGACTTCTAACTTCAGACTCATCTACACTCCGTCTATCAGATAGTCGTTGTCTCCCAGATACTCATTGCGAAGCGAGTCGCAGTTCAGGTCGCTCATGCGGCTGGACAGCTCCTCGTAAATCAGCGCTTGGTCGCTGTAGGTGAAGTCGCCCGCCTTCTTCTTGGCGAACTCCACAATCTCATTAATAACCTCTTCCATAGTCCATATTATATTAAAACTTCTAACTTCAGACTTCTAACTTCTAACTCCAAAAAGACTTCAGACTTCTAACTTCAGACTTCTAACTTTAAAAAGCCTTCTAACTTTCTAGATATTGTTCGAGGTCTGTATGATTCCATCCTCCCACACGTGGAAGGCGTTGCCCACCTCTGGAACGAAGCGGCCCAGGCACATCGCCTTGTAGCCCTTCACCCTGACCTTCACGCCGGCGAGGTACTTCAATCGTACCGCACCCTTGCCCAGCGGCTCGCTCTTCTGCTCCTGCGAGATGAAGATGAAGCACTTCCTGGGGAACTCGTCTATCAGCTGCGCCATCTGCGGGTAGTCCCACCCAGCCATCTGCTGCGCCACCTGGAAGGAATCTACGATAACGAACCGTGGGCTCTTCTTCTTGTGCAGCCGCTCCCGAAGGTTCTCCAGGTCGGCATCGTCGATGACCCGAAACCTCTTCTGCACCTCCTCCATGTGGTAGCGGCGTATGCGCTGCTGGAAGCTCATGCTCAGCCGTTCCTCCAGCGAGATGTAGAGCACGCCCCCATACTCGCATAGTTTCTTCGCCAACTGCATGGTGAACGAACTCTTGCCGCCAGCACTCGGACCGTGTATCAGCCACGTGTCGGTAATATCCGGCTGTCCGAAGGCCTCCTGCCATTCTCCCTCCCACGGTATCGGGGTGTAGGTCATCCTCGCTATCTCCCGTGGGCTGTATGCTCTCTTTGCCATCACTCAGTCACCTTTAGTTTCTCTATCTCGGTATAGACACGGCGAAGACCGCCCTGCGTCTGCCGCACGATGGTGGCGATGTCGTAGCCTTCTGGGGCGTTGACCTTGGCCACGATGGCGGCTTGCTTCATCAGGAATTTTTCCCTTTCCTTGCCGTCATCGGGTGTCACCTTGCAGAACCGACCGCCGTATCGGGAGAGCATCTCGGTGTAGCCCACCTTCTTGCAGTCGATGCTTCGGTTGATCTTCTCCTTCAGTCCGTCGGCACCCATCATGTACCAGCCGCAGCAGTGCTCGGTGGCGTTCCAGAGAGCCTTCAGCTCCAGGAAGGCCTCATACTGCAAGTCGCCTGCCTCGTCGAGTATCACCAAAGGGTTCTCGATGGAGCGAAGATAAAAAACGAGGTCTTCGTACACGTCGCCGTAGGATCCCTTGCTGTCCAAGCCGAACTCCGACGCTAGCTTGCGAATGAGTCGGCGCTTGGTCTTCACCTGCGAGCAGTCGATGTAGGCGGCGTTTTTGTGGCTTGCCACGTAGTACTTCGCCGAGTAGGTCTTGCCGATGTTGGGCTCGTCGCAGAGTATCATCGAGAGCGATGAGTTCTGCGCGGTCTCCAGCTGTGCCGTCACGATGAGGAAGGTTTCCGTCTTGGCGGTCTTCCAGTCTATCTCGTGGCGCAGGTTCACGCCCAGTCGGCGAGCCACTCTCACCCAGTTGGCATCGGCGAGCGTCTTATCCATCTGTCCCTGCTTGATGAGCGAGTAGACCGATGTCGAGATACCCAGCACCTTGGCGTGCTTGGCGTCGCTGTCGTAGAGCTTGCGGTTCTCCACGATGGCGGCGATGATTTTCTTCTTCTGTTCTGTTGTAATCATATTGCGTAGGAATTTTAATGTCGTTACAATGATATTCTAAGGGGCTTGAAATGGTAGGAGCAGCCTTGTATCGTCACATCATATCTATGCCTTGCCGTCGCATCTCTTCCTCGCTGGCGGCATCGCTCTCGGCTTCTGCCAGGAGGGCGGCGAACTCTTCGTCTATCGGCGGTAGCGCAGCGACTTCTTCGCCAGGGCCATCCACTCGTCTTGCGTCTGGGATAGGTCCTTGCGGCGGATCTGCACTTTCAGTCTGCCACCTCTCTTGAGCCTTAATTCCACCCTGCAAGATGTCGTCTTCGTGCGATAATCTCGCAGGCTCATCGGGAACATCGGGTGCAGCAGCACCCATCCGTGGAGGCTCCGTGGCTTGTGCTTGCGCCCCTGGCGGCTCTGCCGTGAGGGCTGCAATCTCTTTCTTGCTGTCTGTTTCATAATCTATAATGCTATTGGTTATAATATCCTTCTTCATCGTCCCCACCTGTGGGGCTGCGTGCTCGTCCATGTAGCCCATGAACTCTCTCACCTTCTTCTGCTGGTGGTAGAACTTCCGCTTGTCTTCCTCGGTCTGCTCCGCCATCACTCGGTTGTAGGTCTCCACTCGCTCCACTTGGTCGATGTATCGGTCGCCCTGGAAAATAAAGACGTCCTGGGGCTTGCCGTCCTCGTCGGGCAGGTAATAGGCGGTCACCTTGTAGTTGTTGGGTGCCAACCTTTCGAGCACCTCGGGCTTGGATAGCCACCAGTCCTCGTAGGCGACCCTCACGGTGGAGTTCCTCCTTACGGAGGTCTCCACCTTCTCGCCGATGTAGCGAGCCAAGGTCACGCCATCGTATGGCCTCAGGTTAGGGTTGATGTTCTCCATCAGCACGTCCCATCGGGTCATACCCTTGTATTTCTTCTGGTTCGGGTGGAGCGCATGGTTCCACTCGTAGTTGTCTCTTCTATCATCGGCAACGAGCTCCTCGAACGAGTAGTATTCCTTGTCCTCGTAGGTGTCGTTGCTGGCATCGCTCACCTTGCGACTCTCGGCTCTCCACTGCCACTTGCCGTAGAAGCGGCCGATGCCCGTGTGGTTGCGGTGTATCACGCTCTTCTTCTTCGCGCCGTTGAAGTTCTCGGCTTGTTTCTCCTGCGAGTTCAGTGGGGCGCAGTATCTCACGTGGGCGAACACCGTGCCCTCGGCGAGGAGCGTGTACTTGTAGTCGCTCATCAGGTGGTTCTCCACCTCGATGCCGGCTGGTATGCCCCAGCCGTGCTTGGCTATCAGGCGGAACATGTCGCGGAAGCACTCCCTCACGAGGTCCTGGTTCTTTTCGCGGCTGTAGCTCGCACCTATCACGCACTGGCTCACCGAGTCGTAGGCATAGTAGGCTTTCACCCTGAGCTTCGTATCCTTCAGCTTTCGTGTCAGGTCCACGTCGTCCATCGTTATCTGGCTCAGCGAGAACTCGCCAGCGTGGCGGTGCATGTGCGGCATGCTCTCGTGCATGAAGCTGCTCCAGCTTAATTGGCTCTTATCCCAGAGGGCTCTGTTCGACGGCTTGTTGAGGATGTTGCGGATGGTGGAGTCGGAGAGCGAGATAGGCTCGCCGTTCTTGTCGAGGAAGTCGTCGGGGTTGAACAACTCCCCGGTCTTCACGTCGAAGACATCCGTCTCACCACATACGAAACTGTCGTAGAGGTCTCTCACCTGCGAGCCGTATGGCTTGTTGGGCAGGCAGTAGAGTCCGAGCACCAGTCGCTCCAGTTTCAAGTCCACCTTGCGCTTGTTCTGGTTGCCGAACTTGCCGCTGATGAGCGACTCGTAACCCCCTGTCTTGTACTGGTTCACCTTCTGCTTGAAGCGAAGCATCGACTCGGGCAGCGTGTGGTGGTATTTCTCCTTCAGTACTTTCATCACCCGGGTCATCATCTTCCAGTCGTAGGTCTCGCCCATCAGCTTGCGGTAGGCGGAGGCTCGCTCGTAGAGGGCGATGCAGGTGTTCAGCACCGATGCGTTCACCACATACTCCTTGATTTTCTCCTGGGTGAGGTCTAGCCCGGTCTGTCGGCGGTCGTTGAAGAAGACCATCGCATTGTGATCGACCTCGTAGTGGGAGGTGATCCATCCCTCCAGCCTCACTTCGGGGCCGTCAGGGAACTCCTTCTCCACCTTCTCCCGGTATCGGGTGGGCAGACTGTCCACGGCAATCAAGGCACAACTGCCGCTTGAGCCGCCACCTCTGCGCACCACGTTCAGGTTGCCCCTGTTGACGGCAGAGCTGTAGCAGCTCTTGCTCATGATGCCTCGCTCGAATAGTTCGGGCGCCGATATGCAAAGTGTATTACCGTAGTATTCCATCGTTATTAATCAGTTGTAAAAAACTTCTAACTTCAGACTTCAGACTTCTAACTTAGAAGTTACTCCTCGCTGGTGAAATAGTCCCAGTGTCTTCCCATGAAGATACCAGTGGCCATGCTCGCCATTATGAATGCTATCACTAACCAAATGTTCATAGCTTGAATCTCCTATAGTTTTTATGAGTTCTTGATTTCCTCGTGCCTTACGATGTCGTAGCGATTCCACGTCAGCAATATTCCTCGCTTCATCCGCTCGGCAAAGCTGGGATCTTTCATCTTCTCGGTGTCTCTCGGCATCCATCTCGCCGCCACAGTCTGCAACGATGGAAGCTCCCTCACCTTGATGTTGTCGAAGCTCACTATCGTCTCTCCCCTGTACGAGAGGGTAGTGTTGCCGCTGCTCTTGTCGATTTCTATCACCGCCCCGTTGGGGAAGTACTGGCGCATGTATCCGACGGCATCGTGGATGGTCTCCACTTCCTTGCCCACCACCATCACTACGCCGCCCTTCTGCAAGGCATAGCAGCGGATGCGTGCGGCGGTGTCGCTCATGCCGTTCTTCGGCTCGAAGCGAAGCGCGTAGCTTATCATCTGCTCCGTCACGCCGAACGCCTTCTTGATGTCCTGGCGAACCGACTTCGTTATGTCTATGTACTTTTTCATCATTGTTGTAATGCTGTTATAATGTGATTCTTGTGGGGCCGGGTGGAGTCGAACCACCTTTCTTCCTAATGTTACCATGCAGTTGTCACCGTGCGCCCTGCATTCCGGCCGTCCCCATTTGGCTGCATCGGATGTTTTTAGTACCTTTGCAGCCGATTAAACAAATAAACTTTAAACTTTATCACTTATGCAGTACATAATTCGTATAGCGATTGTAGATTGGTCAGACACCAATGAAATCGAGAAGTATAGGCGCGACCTAATGTCGTTTTGCCGTATTGCGCAAATACGCAAGCCGGTACCACAGATGTCAGCAACTGGGGATTCTTTCGCAATCGACCTATCAGGTCTTCGCGAGCATACACAGCTTCTGTGGCTCCATCTACTTTGCGACCTCGCTGCGCTGAATCCGCATTACAGCACCGAACTTGTAGCTCTACCTGACTCTTGGCCGCTGAATAAGCTGCCCGAAGGTTGATGTCTCGTTTCATCTCAATCTCTTTTTTATAGGTTCTACATTCTGGGTAGGGTGTCGAATGCTTCGTTCTTCACTCTTCCCTCTTCACTTAACTCTGTGGGGAGTGAGGGATTCGAACCCTCTCGGCGGCCAAACTTCAAGTGTATGCCACCTTGGTGCGAGCAAGGTGGTGGTTAGAACTATCCGCTGCACTCTGCCATGTCGCTGCAGCCACACTCCCCAGTGTGGCAGTCTTTCCTGCCAGCCAGCTCGTCTTTCCGAGCCGCCGTCCCGTCTTTCCGGGCTGCCATTCCTACGTTTTGAAAGTCGCCTGTCTTTCCAGGCTGCCATCCGACGCTTTTTCAACAGATGCTCGTCTTTCCGAGCCGCCATGCGAGGTTTTGACCTTGCTCGTCTTTCCGAGCCGCCATTCCAGATTTCAATTGACAAGGATGAGTACCTTGGTATCTTCTTCTCTGTTCCCTCAGCCGGGCTCCTCGTTACATCTTTTTAAGACGATATATTTGCCCAGCTCACGCTTTTTTAGTATCTTTGGCGCGGTCTTTAATATTAAAGACGGTGCAAAGATA